CCATCATAAGTGTTTAAAGCTATTTCACCAAAATCGATAGAAGATGTAGATGGGACTCTACCAGGTACAGCAGACCTGCGAAGTTTAAGGAATTGGTTTGACATTTGTCCTTTGTTGGTTTAGTATGTACTGAATTTATAATGGCTATGTAGCCACTAATAAATATTAGTAATCACCTAAATCCACTGTAAAGAACGAACCTGAGTCTCCAAATGAGTCTATATTCTGGATAGTAAATGATCCTGTAGTAGTTGCGGTAGATGTAACTATGGCTGAGCCAGATATAATCAACGCATTTTGGCTACCACTAACAGTCAATTGGTTAGATCCAGTATTGTATGATAAATTAGATAGTATCTGTTTTAGTTTAACTCTTGCCATATTAGTTGAATTTGCCTATTGAAATGATCTTATCATCAGGTTCAAAACTAAATTGTAAAACAGTTGGGTTTATAACTAAAGTTGAGCTAGTAACATTATCGGTAAAGCTTACTATGCCGAGCCTTTCTACTAATGTACCGTTAACGTAGAAGTCAAAGTTATTGGCTGTAGGACTAGGTAGACCATTAGGTGGTACAGCAAACCCTTTATTGAATGTAACAGTCGTTGAATTAATATATGTACCAAGAAGAGTCTTCTGATCATTAAAATATAATGCAGCAGGTGGATCTACATCAGGTAGATTAACTACGTTTACTACAGTGTTAGTTACAAATGGTCTAGGGTTCCTCATTACGATTGATTAAATTTACCTACTCCAACAATTAAGTCTGACGCTTCAAAGCTATAGCCTAGTAGTGTAGGATCTATAACCAATGTAGAAGTGGTTACGTTATCTGTAAAGCTCACTATACTAGTTGGCTCAATATAAACACCATTCACAAAGAACGCAAAGTTAGATATAGAGTTTGCAGGAAGTGGTGATGGTGCTATTGCCCAACCTTTTGCAAACGTTACTGTAGTAGTATTATTATATGTTGCAACTAACTGAGTGTTGTTCAAGATATAATTAGATACAGCAGAGTCTATAGGAAGGTATATGTTCTGGGTAATAGTCTTGTTTATACCGTCAGAAACAATAGTCTTAGCCAAACTCTTACCATTAATAGTCTTCTGTTTAGCTGCTACCTTAGCTTCTACATTCGTAGTCTCTAGACCAAATACCACTTGAGATACTCCATACACATTTGTAGGTGAGGCTAACTTTCTGTTCAAAGTATCAGGAATAAGGTAACCGTTTAGAGTAATATTAAAATTAGTCCTGACAGCTCTATTCTCGCCTATATTGTAGGTTATAGATTCGTCAAATGATTCTATCTCACTGTAGAACTGAAAGCGGTTAGGGTCACCCCAGTAGCTTCTGGATGAGAAATTCAATGACTCTATCATCTTGTCCATCTGTTCTACAAAATAAGTCCATACAATACACTGATACTGTATAGTGACGTAGTCAGGGGTAGCTGTTACTACGTACTTTGTTTCTGGACTACGACTATTAAGTACACTAAAATTGCTATATATATTCCTCTTGCTGAACCTCTTTTCAAACAGCTGAACATTATGAACCATGTTACCGTCTAACTTGTTACCTAGGTTCCTGTTAGCAGAAACAGATGCTCTTTTAAACATTAACAGTGGGGCCATCATTTTACCATTCTCATCACGGTAGTAGCCATCATTTTGTACACTCTTCCAGTTCTCAGGTGTCCCATATATAATAGGCACGTTAACCTTAGCGTTGTTTTGTATTACAGATAGCTTTAATACGTTGTTAAAGTAGTACATCAAAGCCTCATCTATGTCTTTGATGCCAATAGTAAAGTCCTTGTCGCTATCAGTCCTTTCACTAATCTCTAGCGCTCTATTATTCTCAGGCTGGCCTAATTTAGTCGGTTCAGAAAAAACGACATTAGGGTTCCCTTCCTTAGGATCATAAGGATCGACAAGTTTATTCATAAACTCTGTCCTATTTACTGGTCTAACTACTTGTGTTGCCATTATAATCGTTCTAGAGTTATGCCAAGCTTATCAGGGCTTGAGTAGTGAGTTGTTAATATAATAGAGTAAGATTGGCCAAAGTTTTGTAGGCCTTCTGAATATGAATAGTCAGGGTTCTTACCTAATATGAGCTGGTTTTCATTAACGTTGTCTACTTCGTAGTAGTCCTCATTATACATTACCACATCGCCTATTTCAGGGAAAACGTTAGCTTCAATCAGATGGTCCTTAAAGAATCTAAAGCTTACGTCCCTAACTGCGTCAGGGCCATAGTCTGTTGTTTCTACATTGAACTCACCTCTTTCAATCAAGCAGTTTAACAATACAGGTCCTATAAAGTACTTAGTCATAGACTCACCATAAACGTTAGCCTTGGTATCGCCTAGCTTTATTTTATAGTAGCCGACTTGTTGAGATACGATGTCCTCAACCAACTCTCTTGTAGTCGATTTAAACATATTGATGTCTCTAGCTGATCCAAATAGTGCCATGTTATCCTAGGTATATAAACATCGGTACATCATTTAACGTACTCGATATTGATTGGTTTTCAGATTGTTTACGTTCTAACTGTGCTTGACGACTCATAGCATCAAAGTCTCCTCTAAGTCTCTCTCTAAGAGCTACTTGTTGGTCTTTACCTTTGCTAATCAGGTCAGCACCATTTAATGTAACCTCTGCACCAGGAGCAGGTATTTGATTATACTTACCTCTGATCAAGCCTAGTAATTCTGAGGCTAGTGCTAGAGTGTATTCATATATCCACTGCCTACCTGGTTGGTTAATTTGGTAATATGATATATTGCCATAAGGTACATTTGATGGGTTTGATACTAAGCCAGTGTTTGTTCCATAAGGACTATTAGCTGTTATGCTTGACATTTCACTCTGCTTCCAGTAGTCTATCCATACAACTATACCATCTTTATCAGGCCAAGGGAATATGGTCAGTTTGTTATTGGTAATAGAGAATGAATATGCTGACCTTCTTACGTAGTTAGACATTTCTATCTCCTGTATCCTAGCTATATCCCAGTATATAGGAAATAGAACAAAGTTCAAACCAGGTGAATAGCTAGCCCAACCAAAGTTCTCAGTAGCTCCTTGATAGTTAATACTACCTCCAATATATGGATCATAGTATTGATTGATTGCTGGCTGAGCTTCGTAATATATCTTATTGATGACTACTCTATCCCCTTGAGAGATTAATGACCCAGACAAAGCCCAAGCTTGTAGATCATAGATCTGTTGTGATGAAGTTAAGTATAAAGGAGCTTTACGAACATCTATACTACCTCCAACCCCAATCGGTGTACCATAGCTTTCTGCCACAGTAATAATAGGATTAAGGTTTGGTACTACTACGATGTTGTTAAGATTAGATCCTGTTGATGAACCTTCTAGAGACAGATAGTTGTCCTTTATCTTGGACTGATACAACTCCTCTGCATAAACAGACACTGCCTCTTCAAAACAAGCATAGAACTGAGTATTGATCAATTCCACATCCATCACTGGATAGCCTAGCTTTGTAGCACAGTAATATGCTACTTTATCTGCATCATTCTGGAATGTCAGATCATAGTCATAGAATCCAAATGGAGTATCTCCAGGGAAGAAGCTTGATGATCCAGGATATATAGGTCTGTTAGCCATCTATTTTATAATAAATATGTTTAGTATGTTTTATGATGATGTTATTGTTTCCCAGGTAGTTGTGTACACGCATAGTTTTGCTAAAGTCGTATCGTACACCACCAAGCCTGCTGCAGGTGTTGAAATAGCATTCTTTTGTGCTGTTGTCATCCTTGGAGGAAGGAAGCCAAGAGTTGTAGAATCTACTTGTAATTTTGCAGACACGTTTCTTGTACCTGAATTTACATCCTTTATGTACATTCCTCCACCAGGAGAATTGCCCCAACTAAATTCGTATGTTGATATGCTACTACCATAATATAAAAATGACATACTGTCTGATCCAAAATATATGCCACTTGACCCATCTGAGTTTATGATTTTTCTACTTGAAGCAGTACCATATAAAACAATAGTATTGTTTATATTAACAGTTCCAGGAGCACCTCCTGTAATTGTGCCAATATCAACTCTTCCTGTAATAGTAGCACTACCAGTAACGACCATATTACCAAAAAATCTACTCGATCCTGATACTTGCAGTCTATTAACTGTATCATCAGTTGTATTATTAATAAGTATATTTCCGGTAGAAGTTACTAATAGTCTTGTAGTACCTCCAAAAGATGTTCCTGTCCTTATACCTATAGATTGTGTTCCATCTTCAGGCTGTATAAATCCTGTACCGGCACCTTGATTAACACCTACAGTAACATGCCTAAATCTGGCGAGGTTATTATCACAGAATATACCTGCTGGGGTAAATAATAAGCCATTAGAATAAATGGAATTAAGGCTAGTAATACTTCCTGTTACTACAAGACCATCGGTTATTTTAACAGAACCTGATACTTGTAGACGTTCACCCGAATTTGATGTAGTACCAATAAGCACATTTCCTGCCATGTAGGTATACGTAGACGGTAGTACAAATATATTTGAGGTAGTACCTACTGCTTTTGAAGCTATTATTAAGTCATTATTTGTGTAGTCTATTGCACTGTTTAAAATAGTTCCACTAAAACCATCTAATGTAGAGCTAGTTTTAATTGATAATCTAGTAGTAAAACTACCTTGTATAACTAATTGGGTACCTCCTGTTGAAGGTGTGCCAATAGTTACTGCATTATTTATAGTAGTAATACCATTAACTTTCATTGTACCATAGACCTGTAGATTCTCACCTGAGTTTGAAGCTGAGCCTATTAATAAGCTACCAGATAGGTAGTTTGGAGCAGAACCAGAACCGTATAGTCCCCAAGAAGTAGAACCACTAGCATTGTTAGTCCATTCTATTGAACGCCAATCAGCGGCAAGAGTTAGAGTTGGATTTAAGTAAATGCCTCTTGTTATACCAGTGCCACTTGTTTGATTAATTGTGTTATTAATCAATAATGATGCGTTAGTAAATGTGCTTGTAGCACCTGTAAAAGGATAACTTAATTGTAAGCCATTAACGTTTCCATTTGGTGGATTACCTGCATCTAAACCAAAATTCCTTAATAATACGCCTCCGCTTCTTATGCTACCAGCACCGAAATTAAAATTCCATGCAGTGTCTACACCAACAAGACCAGAAACAACATAAGTACCATAAACGTAATTTCCAAAAAAGGCATTTCCAGTTGTCCTTATTGTACCACCTATATTTAATTTATCACCTGTATCGGATGTAGTACCAACTAGTAGGTTACCATTTATGTAGTTAGGAGCAGTGCCTGCTCCATATAGTCCCCAAGATGCAGAAGGTGCCGTAGCTGCGTTATTGTCCCACTGTATCGATCTCCAATCAGCTGCAGCCGTAAGTGTAGGAGCAATATATAGACCTCTTGTTACTCCATTAGCTCCCCCTGTTTGATTGATTGTCGGGTTTATTAATAGCTGATTAATTCCATTACCACCACTTGTAGCCGTTAAATTTTGTTGAATATTTACAACATTAGATTGAATTTGATTAGCTAATGGAATAAAATTAAATGTAACTCCTCCACCTCCGGACCCATCAGGATGGGAAAATCTAAAACCACTTACATTTGATGAGGACCAAAAACCATACATTATGGCATGTTGATTAAAATCATCAACTGTATGACCATATTTTAATAATGGAATATAGGCATTATTATTACCAATACCTACTCTTTGAAATATTGATATTACTGGTATTGTTTGTGAAGCAGCAACAGGTATTGTTAGTGTACCATTATTTCTAACACTAAACAAATTGTTTGACGTACTATCTTTAATTAGTAACGCATTAGTAGCGGATGTATTACCACTACCGGTAATAACTATATCACCAACAAATCTACTAGAGCCAGATACTTGAAGACGTTCACCGGAGTCGGTAAAAGTACCTCCGTTTTGTATAACAACATTTCCTGTTGCGCCATATATTCTTAGTACAGAATTATTTCTTGGGGCAAAAGTCATTCTGCCAGTAGTATCTGCACCACTTGTAAGATTAACATCAGCAGAATCTGCATATAGGCTAAAATACCTACCTATATTTGTTGTTTGTCCAGAAGTAAATACTGTACCTACTCCAGTACCTATTGTTGTAAGAAAACCTCCAGATTGCACACCTATATTTGAGTACACATGTAGATTATATCCTGGTGTACTAGTCCCTATGCCTAATCTATTATTAACTCCATCCCAGTTAAATCCACTGCCGCTATTAAAACTAACACTACCAGATACTTGTAGCTTACTGACTCCATCATCGTTGGTAGTCCCTATTATAAGGTTACCATTTGCATTTAATCTCATTGCAGTTGATGACTGGAATGACCAATTATATATGCCTCCTGATAATGTTGTATTATAATAATGGTATCTACTTATACTATTAATGCTACCTACATTTTGGGTCTCTATAGATAAAGCAGTTCCTGTTAAGTAGATAGTTGCGTTTGTTGTGGTATTAACAAAAGACAGTGAAGTACTATTATAGTACTGTTGCATAGTTATATTCCCACTATTATAGCCTGGGTGGGTATAAGATATGGAAAAAAGATTATTAACTGGTCCTGATGATAGCGGTCTAACAATATTTAAATCTCCACCTGTAATACTAGCACTACCAGTTATACGAACAGAGCCAGTAAAGTCTTGAGTATTAGTTAGGCTGTTACCAAATATGTTAGATCCTGATGAGTATAATACTGATGATGTTATAGTTTGTACTACTAGTGTCTGAGCGGTAATGTTTCCGGTTACAAGTAAGGATCCAGTTATGGTAGTATTTCCTGCTAGTCTTGTAGTACCGGTAACTTGTAGCTTTTCTCCTCCATCTGAAAATGTATTAATTCCCCAGTTGCCATTAGAGAATAAAACTGTTTGAGGTAATCCACTAGAATCAAAAGATACTATATTATTTCCTGATCCGGCACCAATAATAGTGGTAGCTCTAGACGCATATAAACCTGTTATATCTATACTAGATGTTGAATAGCTATCTACATTAGCCCCTATAACAGTTATAGCCCTATTAAGAAAACTTCCTGAGCTTAGTTTAAATATAGAGATTTGATTGCCACCAAATCCTGTACCTTCAGCAGTTCCTAAAGATAGTCTAGCATTTCTAGAATTACCGTCTCCTATATAAGTGGTAGAAAACCTAACCATTGTATTCACACTTCCGGCTCTGGCTCCTCCAATTTCAATGTATCCTACGGCTTGCCCAGGATTTAGGTTAACCCCTGCATTATTATTATTTAGAGTAAAATATGGAGGAGTAGAATTTTGGTGTCTTAATACTCCACTAGTTTCATAAGCTAAACTTAAGTAAGGTTGCGCTGTATTAGATACTCTGAATGTATAATACCCAGTATCTACACTAGCAGTAACTGAGCCAGATGTGATTTGATTTAGAATAGAAGATCCAGAAGGACCAGTCTCACCTCTAGGTCCTACAGGTCCTTGAGGCCCTTGAGCTGCTACTTCAATGATTCTAGTCTGTCCTTCAATTACAGATATCTGATTCCTAGTCTCGTCTATTATTACTTGATTAGCCATTTGTAGTTACTTCTTTACTGAGTTGTACTTTGCCTTCTATTATTCTAGTTACAAAACTGCCAGAATACAATTCTAGATCATAAGCTGCTTGATCAAAGGTAAACATTGATGAACTAACAGCAGATATAGTAATGCCTATACTGCCAGATGTTCTAGGTTTAGACCCATCTAACCCATTAAGATTGATTCCAGTACCATCAGGATCTAGGCTAGAACTCAATGTTATATATAGTGTAGGAGAGCCTGGATTAGGCCTGATTTGCATCCTAGCACTATAGTTTGTTAAGTCTATAGGCACTCCAGCAGAGTCTTTATAGATTAACTCAGTCTGGAATGTTGATCCCTGCTCTATTATAAATGAATATCTACCTGCTGACATTAGTCGTGTGCTTTATATATTTCAAGAATTTGTTCTACTATTGGGTCTCGATGATTTGTTTTCAGCGTTACCACGGCAAAACCTGGCACCTCTTTGAAGTTGGTGCATATGAAATTAAAACCACTAATCTTCTTGTCTTTAAGGTCTATCTGTGCAGTATCACCACACACTATCATCTTACTTCCATTACAAATACGGCCTAAGACAAGCTCCATTTGTCTGTGAGTAATGTTCTGACCTTCATCTACTACAACACAACAGTTAGTCAAGTTACGACCTCTCATAAATGCTAGAGGTATAACTTCTATATTGCCTTCCATTATCTCCTTATCAATCTTATCTTTACTGTACAGCCTATACATATTGTCATATATAGCTGCAGTATAAGGAGCCAATTTAGCATCTTTATCACCAGGAAGATAGCCAATCTCTTCACCAGAAGTTACAGCTGGCCTGGTTAAGATAATCTTTTCTACTTCTCTCCTAAACAAAAGGTCTAATGCAACCTGAGCTGCTATTAGAGACTTTCCTGAACCTGCTTGACCTTTTAAAACAGTAATTTTGTTGTTTAGTATGATCTGTTTTGCTTCTTTCTGTTCTTCGTTTAGCTGAACCTGAAACCTGATTGGATTCTTAGGCTGTCTCTTACTTGTTGAGCTTGTGTTTGTCATTAACTATCTTTGAAATAAATATTGAAGAATATGAAATAAAAA